AACTCAGAACTATCATAGTTCCAGAAACCTGCTACCTTCTTAATCTTAACCTTAAAGTCTGCACCTTGCCAGAAATCGAATGGGTTGATAGGTGTCTCATCCTCGAATTCTGGTTGCATTGCACCCATGATCTTATCAAAGATCTTCTTACCAAACTTGTACAAGAATACCTGACCTTCATTAGAAGGATTAGCAGGATCTTTTACAACATAGATGTTAGCATAGTAAGAAAGCTTACGCTTTTGATTACGAGCAATCTGCTTATCAGATTCAATACCACTGTTCCAAAGACTAGTGTTAAACTCTGAGCAAGGATCTTTTTGATTTACTGTAGTTAGTGAATTCTCAATGTACCATCCACCTGGTCCTTGAAAAGCATGAGAGTATAGTTTTACCCAAGGAAGATCTTCTCCATCAGGTGCTGGTAGAAAACGAATTACTGCGTATCCGTTACCTGCTTTATCAACTTCTGGTTTCCAGAGACGGTCATCTCCTTTATTTGCTGAATTGGTTTTTTCAACCTCTTTAACAAGTTTAGCAGTTAGACTGCCAAGAGACGATTGTTTTTTAAGTGATGCGAAAGACATAGATTTGGCCTGTGTAATTGGATTTGGCTTGTGTGAGTCTATTATAAGCCGCTCATACTGCTTTGTCAATACCCTTACGGACATTATCGAGAGTTTTTCTCATGTTGGAAAACAAGAGATTACAATCGACATCCTTAGGGAACCCCATTACTATAGCAGATTTCCGAACATTGTCAGCCATCTCCTTAGCACGAGGATCATCAGAGAGCTTCATACGAGTATAGAGAACCTGCTGTTTTTCAAGCAAATCATCCAACATTTCTAAATGCTCTAGTTGCTCATCACGAGGAAGTGTGGGGAATTTAAACACTTGTGAATAAATTTCCTCTTGCATCTCATTAATTGTTTCCATCTCGTCTTGAACGAATTCGGAATCGAAAAAATCAGACATAAATCCTCTCTGAACACCTTTATTTATCTGCATTATACCACAAATTTGATATTAAAACTTACGCTTACCCGATCATTATCAGTAGTATTAGGTTCGGTATTATGCATCAACATTGATGGCCAAAGTCCTATTACACCTTGCTCTAATAGCAATGATGAAATAGAATTAGATACCTGTCCTATCACATAATTAGACCCGAATTGCCTAAGATAATTTGGAAACATTATATTACCATCTTTACCATTAGTTTTGTAATAATATACTCCAGAGATATCACATAAGTTATGATCATGTAAATGTGCATACTTACCTTTTGTAGTTCTAGTCAACCACGATTCTGTAATAACATACTCTTTAGATTTTGCACCAAGATCATTAAGGTACTGTATTACACTAGAATTAATAAAAGATAGCATATGATTACACTTTCTTTCTGATAGAATACAGTCACCAAATATTTCCCCACTTTTACCCACACTCAGATCATTAGTATCATCTGTCCAATTAGGATTTTGACGAAACTCTAAATCATCATAAATGCTAGATAGTTCTTTCTGAATATTTTTATATTCATCACCAACTGCTTTTCCAGAATATACTGGTATAGGAAACCAAGGATGAGTACTCATGGAAGTATAGTAGAAACCAAAATAACTCTTCTCTTCTTTAAAGGATTCTGCATAAAATGCTTACCGCTAAACAAAACCACATCATCTTCTATTGGATCATACCCCTCATACTTAGAAGTCTCTTCGTTTTTAACATAAGTTTTGCCACCAGCATCTGTCAAGTATATTATTATATTGCCATGAGGGTAACTATGATCTATATGTGGTAATGTATTATAAATTTCCTTCTCAGGATGAACACAATTAAGTGATATCCTAAGATAACTTGACATCTTAATATTATTAAAATCTAATATCTCATTTAATACTTCAATAACTCTATGAGCTTCTTCAGAATCAGAATGCTCTAATCTAGGATAACGAAACTCATTCTCTGGTCTCTTTAATATTGTTCTAGTATAAAAAGGTAAATTTTTCTGCTCACCTTCAATCTCTGTTGGATCTTCGTAATTAGGAGTTGCCGATGGAATATATGACCACAAGCATTCAGACCCAGTAGCCCATTTCTTAAAATTTAAATAATTAATAGTCTCTGGATTCCGAAGTCTTTTCATAATGGCAATTTAGCACGAGTAGTTTTCTTCATGAAATTTAACTGTTGTGCATCACACTTAAGTTTTTCCTTTAAAGGTTTAGAAATTAACTTAGTAATAGAATCAATCTCGATGTTATTTTCTTCACAATAAAGAACAATAGCATCAATATAATTAAGTTTTTCCTTTTTGACAAGATTTTCAATTTCCACTGCAAATTTAGCAGGGTTCATAAACTTTTTGCCTAAGGCTGCTGTAAATTCATTTTCCATGTAGTTGTAATTGGGTGGTTAGGAAGTTTTCAATGTAAGTAACAAGTAATCTCATATATTTCAACTTATCATACTCTTCATAAACTACACATTCACCGTCTTCACATGCCATAATAATGACCAGTTTCTTAACAGCAATACCTGTTAGTTCATAATACATACATGCATATGCTGCTGCCTGTACAAAGTATCCTTCAATCCACTCTCGTGGTTTAGGTGCTTTAGAAGTCTTAAAGTCAATGACTGCTAATTCACCATTATACTCTGCTATACAGTCAACAGTACCAGCAACACCTAACTCTTTACTATAAAGAGATCCTTCTAGAGAATGAATATTATCAATATTATTAAGAGTAGGTTTAGCTATCTTAAATAACATGTCTCCCATAGGTGCAACCTTAGGAAGATCTTCATTCAATAGATAATGCTCTGTCATGGTATGCATGTCGGTTCCACGAGCAGTTGCTTTACGAGTAATCTCGTTAGCTTTCTCCTCACCGACTTTTTTTCTCCACTTAGCAAACTTTTCTCTACTCCAGTGAGAAGTCACTGAAGTGATTGATACTAATTTTAAAAATTCATCCTCATTGGGAACTTTATAAAATCTAACACCATCAATAGTTTCTCTCTCTAATAGAGGGAGATTCGCTGATACATGATTAAACATTACATAGACATTGCGTGTTTGGTAGTTAGATACTCTTTACACAATCCAGAACGAACTATATCTTCAAGACCGAATTCGATACATGAAAATGATTCCATCTGTTGCAAGATTCTCATAAAGTCAATGATACCATTTCTTTCTTTATCTCTGGTAAGGTCACTTTGAGTAGCATCACCACAGAACATGATTTTGGTATCTTCTCCAACTCTTGTTATTATACTATCTAATTCATGAAAATTCAAGTTTTGGCATTCATCGACTATTACAATAGCATTATCAAGAGTAGTACCTCTTATAAAAGATGTACTCCAGAAAGAAATTGTCTCCTGAGTCTTTAAATTACCATATAACATCTCAAAGTCTGCATCGGTAGACATCTCGAACATGTATTTCACCATGTTCTTATAAGGTATCTGATATAATGCAGATTTATCTTCATGATCACCAGGAAGAAAACCAATCTCACGAGTGCTTACAAGAGATCTAACCATATAGATCTTCTGATAAGGTGTCGTATGATCTAACACTTCTTTAAGGGCATTATAGAGTGCGATAAAGGTCTTACCTGTACCTGCACAACCATATGCGAAAATGTGTTTGTTATTCTTATATTCTTCAAAGAATTTTGTCTGGTTATCTGTTAGAGGTTGAATGTCAACCAAAAAATCACTATTAATTGGTTTTTTTCTTCTCATCTGTTTGGCAGTCATGCCAATACCAGTGACAACTGAAGCAGTTTTTCTTTTGCGTGGCATACTAATCGAGAGTTAGTTTTTGGCGATTTTGACCTGTTTTTTGAGCTCTTCCTAAGACCTCATTCCAACCAGGTTTGGATTTTCTAAGTTTGTCTTTCCACTCACCAACTTCACCCACACCAGGCATTGTTGATGGATCAGACCAGTCTCTCTGCCAATCGGGATTATCTTCGCACCACTTAGACCATTGTGTGATGCTCATTGCGACTTCTTTCTGCTCGCCAGTCTCTTTGTGTATTACAGGATAAGTAGCCATAAAAGTTTACAAAGGGTAGTGTTATTTAGAGGGGGACTAATTCCTTCCGATCATTTCTCCATTTCTTAGCACTATAAAAAGTATCTAAGTCCTCTAATGGAGTGTCTTCTGGAACAAAATCAAAAGCAATAGTAATTCTTTCAGAATCACCTTGATGTACGCTTGTATCGTGAGGAACCCATGTTGGAAATATGGTCATTTGACCCTCAAAGTTAGGTGTAGGATATTCACCAACAATATATGGATGATAATAATTGGTTGAAGTATCTTCACACTGAACAGTAAGATGTCCACTAAGATATGAACTACGCTTACTCGAATGAAAATGTCTTGGAAGACTAGATCCTTTATGCATTATATTTGTCCAACATTTAATGTCTATCTTTTTATCAAACTTCCCAATAGTAGCATTAACATATTCATTATGAAAATCTCTAATTTCCTTATGTAATTGCTTACATAATGGATGATCAACTTTTAATATATTTTTATTCTTAAATCTTAAAGATCCAGCAAGAGGTGCTTGTTCAACTCCAGGGAAAAAGAAATGATCTATAGTACCATCTAAAATTATCTTAGCTAATCCTTTTACATCAAGATCAGTTTTCTTTTCTGCAATAATATAATCCCAAGTAGGAGCATAAGGAGTTGTAATCCTATCATTGGTAAATCTATGCACTTTAATTTTATCTGTCATAATGCAATCAAATTATCTTCCAATGGATCTTTACCAAATCCATGTTTAAACTGTTTTTCATTATCACAAACTATATCAAAAGCAATAGTAATTCTTTCACTATCTCCTTCATGCTTATCAGTATCATGAGGAAGCCATGTTGGAAATATGGTCATTTGACCTGGATTATTCTCTATAGGATATGGATTACCAGTATATGTGTGATAATAGTTAGTAGAAGTATTCTCACATTGAACACAAAAATGACCACTCAAATATGTCCAAGGATGACTTGAATGTGCGTGTTTTTTAATCTTATCACCTTTACGCATTACATTCGCCCAACACCTGATTTTCAATAAACCAGATAAACTCTTATACTTCCTTTTTTTCTGTCCTATAGTACCATATAAGTACTCATTATGAAATATGCTAATATTTTCATAAAGTTGTTTGCATATTGGGTAATCCCATTCCAATAAATTATAAAAACTATATCTAGAAGTTAAACTATCTTTTCCTAATCCAGTTGATCCATCACTATAATTAGTATACTCAAAAGACCCATCTGGATACTGTTCAAGTAGTTTTTTCTCTTGTTCTAAAATTACTTTAGCAAGTTCATTTGTATCAATATCAGTTTGTTTACAACCAATAATATAATCCCAAGTAGGAGCAAAAGGTGTCTCAGGATCTTGTGATTGAAATGTATGTAATGCTATTTCACTCATAATCTTAAATCAATTAACTCATTTGAATGTTCCAAAGATGATAATGGACTATCTTTCAGATATATATCAAACGCAATAATAATCCTCTCAGAATCACCCTCATGCTTACTTGTATCATGAGGAAGCCAAGAAGGAAATAAGTGCATATGACCCGATTCATTATCTATAGGGTACATCTCATTGTTATCATATGGGTGAAAATAGTTTGTTGAGGTGTTTTCACACTTAATACTAAAATTTCCGCTAAGATAAGAATGAGGTGCATTACCATGATGATGCTTAGATAACTTATCACCCTTAGTCATCACATTTGCCCAACACCTAATCTTGAGTCCATCTAAGCGAGGACTTCTTGTACCACGAACATATTCATCATGAAATTCTATTATCTCCTTATGTAATTTCTTACATACTGGATAATCCCATTTTAATACATTAAAAAAATAAGACTTACAATTAGGAGCAGTTGTAATTTCATATTCTGGACTTGCTTTCTCTAAAATCAATCTAGAGAGTTCATCCAAATCAACATCAATCTCCTTCTCAGCTATAATATAATCCCAAGAAGGAGCAAAAGGTGATACTGTAAGTGCAGATTTAAATTGATGTACCTTAACTACCATCCTAATGCCTCAGAAACCGTAGGAAGTTGTTCCTTAAAGATTTCTCTACACTGCTCTGCAATTTCCATATGCTCTTTTTGAGTACCATGAGCAGATCTAAGATCAATATAATGTATCCATGACCTCACACTACCACTCATATAGAGTCTAGTAGGTGTTGCTAGTGGCAATACAAATCTTGCACACTCCTTAGCAATACCTTGTCGGATAAGTTCATTATACAAATCCTTTGATGATGCAAAATGCCTAGCAATAGTAAGTTCTAGTTCCTTCTGCTTTTCCTCTGGAATATCATCAATTGAATTTTGACGATTACTCTTATCTTGCCTACGAAGTTCAGGCAATGGAATAGCTCCCAAAAGAGTGGTATCAGCATACCTTTGGGAGAATTCTTGGAAAGTAAATGATCTATGACGCAATATTTGAGCAGCAAGACCTCTAGTGGTCTCGATCTCTAATGTCATAAATGCCTGTTCAAATATAGACCAATGCTGATGCTTAATACAATAGGCAAGCAATTTAGCATAATTTGGATTATCCTGATTTTTGGGATTTGATACCCTAGCGATATACGCTATTTGTTCTTCAGGATTCGGTGTTATCTGAATCAGTTTTACAGTCATTTTGTAGTTTTCTAAGTTGTTTCAATTTAAGTTTTGCTTTAGCCTCTCGTTTTGCCCGACGCATATAACGAAGTTCTTCTTCATTATACATCTCAGGGTGTTTCAGGGCTTTTTTCACCAACTTGATCGTTTCCTTTAGTCGCATAATACGCTTTAAAATAACCTGCTAGTCCGTTCGTTGTAACCTGCTTACTACACCAATCGTCTGCACATTCGTAAATGGCACGATTTGAGTAGGTACTATTACCGTATTTAGACAGCAAGATCTTAAGTACTGCTTGTCGTAGCTTCAGTTTTTCGTCATCAATCGGGGTAGCCATCATCATCATCCCAAACTTCATCAACATCGTTATCTTTGACAGGTTGAGTATATGCTTCTGTATCAGAATATATCTCAGACTCTAATTCCTCTACAATCTCCTTAAGAGCCATAGTCAATACTTTTAACTTTGCTCTATTCATTTAAGGATTGTTTAGATGGTTGTCTAAAATACTTGTTTATTACCTCTATTTGATCATGATAACGAGCAATCTTGTCTAACTCACATTGGATTGCTTCCGTTATATCAGAATGTTCGCCAATACCTGCTGGATGCTCCAAATAGACATTTACATTAGCTTTGTGTTTTTCAATCTCTCCAGTAGCATGGGATAGCACTGCCCTGAGTAGTTGTTCTCGCATGTGTAACATAAAATTCTCCTTTTCGGTATTATACTACAAAAAAAGAGGGGTGTCCACCCCTCCTTTAAATTTTAACTACAAGGTTTTGCCTTGCTTTTGCACTTTATGCCTCGATACATGAGATCAAGGTTTCGTTGTTGTGCTGCTTGTGCAAGGATTTCCTTGCGATAAGCATCAGTGTCGTATTCGACACCACGGTAAGTGACCTTTGCCATTTTGGTTACCTTAGGTAGGGTGGATTAGACCCGTTCCTTCAGTCGGCTTTTGCGTCCCAGTGACATTCCAAACCCTCTACATCTCTATAATAGTTCTTATAGATCTCAACTATATCTGCCCTCGTAGAGGGAGATAAGTCTTTCTTTCCATTAACTCTTTCTATCATTACTGATAGATCAGAGCATGTAAAGGCAGCAGCGATTAGGAATTCCATACTGGAATGAACGATAACCCGTTCCGAGTCGGCTTACTTGCGTCCCTTATGGGATGAACGATATGTGCATTATAACACATTACTATGTATAAGACCAGTTTTGTAACATTTGTTACATAAATCCTGTGGCTCAAAAAAATTCCCGAATTTTTTTTCCCGATTATCTGAAACGAAAGTTCGGTTTTCCCTCAGGAATCGAATCCAAAACTTTTTCTCTTGGAAACCAACCAAGCTCACGCAAGGCAGTAGTGTCAGCACATGTAACATCTCTCTCGCCTGGTGTGTTCTCCTTGACTGGTAGATTTGCCTGACCAAATGCTTCTGCCAATTCTCTGACTGGTATAGCCTCACCTGTTCCAACATCAATGTGTCCAGTATATGTACTAGACATTAGGTAACAGATTGCTCTAGCAACATCCTTAACATGAATCCAATCTCTCTTATGATTAGTAATATACTTAGCAGTCTTGTCTTGCAGCATTCTGAATAACATGTCAGACCTACTGTTCTCACCATAAACAGTCTGGAACCTCATCCCTACACTATTAGGTGGTGCTTGTAATTCATTGACCTTCTTAGTAATACCATAAGGATTTTGCCACCACTCCTCTACCTGTGCTGAACTAGCATAGAGTAGTCTGACATTATATCTCCTACAATATTCAAAAATAGGTTTAGACTTCTCTACATTATTCTCCCAGAATACATCAGGATTATCTAAACTGCCTCTGATGTTAGCAAATGCTGCGAGATGTATGACATAATCATATGGTTTCTCAAACATGCTGATCTCAGACTGAAAATCCCCAATATCATCGGGGAAATCTATACCATCAACTAGGTATCCGTAGCCTGCATCATGTCTAAGGTGATTGAAGACATAACTGCCTATGAATCCCTTATGACCAGTAACAAGAATCTTTGTCATTCTTTTCTTTTTTTCTTTTTGGGTGTTGGAACAGGAGGGTTACCCCACATCGCAGGGTTTCTTGTACCGTTTGTATATCCTATCTTCTTGAGACCACGCTTAAGTTTGTCCCAATAAAAATCAAAGACATCTACTCTCTTACTAGCAATCACTATATCATAGTGTATCTTGTCAGAGTTATCAACAGTATACTCTACCAAATATGAATTGGTAGGTAATGATTTGACATTAGATTTCTCCAATGAACAATCAGGTGCATGGATATTAATCCAATACTTTTCTTTTGCTTCTTTCCTGTCTTCAGGAGTCCAGATTTTAGACTCTTCCACCCCAGACGATATCGGGGTAGGCTTCTTTAACGACTGGGAAGCTGCATCTGTATTTTTTGGCAAGTTTCTTGTCCTTTACTAAACATAATACTTCAGCCTCAAGTGGATCTAAGGCTTCAAGGAGTTGAATAAACAATACCTCTCTTCGAGTATTGGTTATGTCGTAGTTACCCCCTTCAATAAAATTATACAGCGTTCTGTACTCAGATGCAAGCTTGCTGGTTGCTTCTGGTGTTGGTGATGGATTAGGTGTATAAGGTACTTCACCTTCTGGCAAAGCACTCTTAAGACTCTCATCATAATTCCAGATAAGACAATACCTCAATGCTTTGGAGTCGTACTGTCTTAATACATCTATCTTTTTATCTTTAGTCTTAGCTTTGTGAACAGCATCTAAGACTTCATGAACCGTTGGTTTCGGTGGTAGTTTTGCCATGATAATTTCAAAAAGTTAATCGTCGTCTTCTTCATCCTCAAGATTGTCAAATCTAAATGCAATCAATGATTCAGGTATGATATTCCCATTCTCATCATACATTTCAGGATGACTGGGAGGGTTAATGTTAGGTCTATCATGATGATAGAACATGTACTCACGAAGTACCCATCCTAACATGACTGATACAATAGCAGTCAGAATAATAAAGAAAGATCCGAAGACCAATGATGTTGCTAACATTTTCTTGCTCGCTAGGGTTTACAGAAGTTAGAAACTTTGTACCTCCATGCTAATTGATTTTATTTAGCAAGTTTAAACGAGACTATTTTCTTTGAAATATTCAGCAAGCTCAGCAGCACCTCCAATCCTAATTCTCTCATGACTTTTGGTGTCAACAATGACCTGAGGAAATTGCTTAGTACCAAACTCATTTTCAAAATCTTCAATAGAAAAATGCTGACCTAAAGTATACACCACATGTTGTTGCTTTGTCAACTCCATCAGTTCCTTAACTTTTTCACAGTAGTTGCATCCATCCATTGAGTATACTACGAACATTTTCTCAGGTTAAAATAATATTTATAGGTAGGTAGGTTCTCCGTCTTGTCCTCCATACACAACGATGTTAACATCTCGTAGGTCTTCAACAGCAGGGATCCCGTTGTATATTGTAACACCAAATCCCGTTGTTGTCCTGTCATATACTGTTCCCCTGACCAAACCACCTGGGAAGTTGTTAGTACCTCTACCATTAATGACTACAGCATAGTTATTATCCTTCATTGCATCAGCAAAGTTAACTGTGTAAACACCAGTAGATACTTGTTCGATTGAGCTGACATTATGTGAACGATCTCCAGGAGTATAGTCACTGTTACCTACACCTAAATTAGTATTCATATACCATGCAGTAGCACGACCCTCAAACATCTGAGTGTGTGTACATGTCTTCAGACCTGCAAGGTTCTTATACTCTCCAACCTTTACAAACTTATGGAACTCATGGTTAAACACCTGAACAGAGTTACCCATACTGCCACCAGTACTACCAACACCTGCACCATAATAGAATAACTGTGGTGTCTCTTCAGTAACTTCAATCTCTGTATAAGATCCAGTTACAGTAACACCTTGAGTCATCTTAGAAGGACTGGTAGTACCAAATCCTACTGGATCACCTGATGCTGCATAGTAAAACTCAATAGGATAGTTTGCCTGTTGTGCAGCGTTCTCAAATCTATATGTCTGTCCTACCTCAAACCTTAAGTAAGGTGAATTATATCCTTGAATATTAACTGTCCTATCAGATCCAATACCATTGTACCTGTGGTTGATAGTCTTACCACCAATGGTAACAGGTAATGGTTTAAAGTTACCCTGAAACTCTGTGTAAAGACTCTTAGAGGTCTCTGCAGCACCTGTTAAGGTAGAGAACGATGAAGTTTGTGCGAAGTTAGCATTGAGGGCATTGGAAGCGATCCCTGAGTTAGTTGCGAAGGTTGCTACACCACACTTGTCAGAGTAACTAGCAACACCACAGATATCAGCATGAGGAACCTTCTGTACTGAAAGTGTAGTACTACCATTAACTAATGCACCCACATCTATACTTAAACCAAAATCTATGGTTGATGCAGTACCTACAACAGATCCATCATCCTTTACTTCGATACCACTACCAACTGCAGTGATATTAGTAAGCATACTACCATCACCATAGAACTTATCGTATGTTCTAATAGGATTGTAAGATACAATATCAAAGTTAGTTCCAACTCCTAAAGCTAAACTAGCAGTAGCAGCATTACCTGTCGTACTCTGAGAAACAACAGCTTCAGTCGCTAACCCTGCTAATGTAGCATAGTCAGCAACACCTGCTGTATCTGCACGAGTGACAGCAACACCAACAGCAAGACTCTGAGCAGTTAATGCAGTACCTACTATGTTTGGTACACTAACTGTTACAATACCAGCAGAGATAGGAGATACATTTAAATATTCCCCAAAGTTTATAGTAGCAGCAACACCAATCGGTGACATATTATTACTGATACTGACACCAAACCCTGCAGCAGTTACACCAGTAATTTGAGAACCATCACCAACAAATGCTGTGGCAGTTATGACACCAGTAGTATTAACATCACCATCTGTTCCAACTCCAGTAGCTCCCTCATCAATAGGTGCAGTGTAAGCAGCAAATGCTACATCAGTTCTGGATGCTCTAGTAACTAGAGTTTGGTCTTTAGCAAGACCTATATTGTCTATCGTTAAATCTTGTAGTGGTTTTAATCTCAAACCAAACAAGAAATAATCAGCAAGAGTAAAGGTACTGATATCACCTGAAGCAATACCAACAGAGACTGAAGCACTTCTATCAGAGTTTCTATTGGATACATGTATCGTTGCTACACCATCATTAGTAGCAGTTACTAGACCTACATTATCATTGATCTGAGGAAAAGCAGTACTACTAATGTATGAGTTCTGACTACCTAATAATTTTGCAACATCTAATTTAACATTAGGAAAACTCTTAGATGCTATTGCAACAAAACTTACACCAGGTTCAGATGATGTAACAAATATTCTATCTCCTGCCTTTAAAGTTATATCTTCATACAGTGCATTGCCTCCCACTTCCATCGGGATACCATAAGCAAGATAATCAGAATCTTTATGACCAGCATCAGTTGATACAATATTAAACTTTCCAGTCATAGCTGGGTGTGATGTACACTGATAATATAATGTATCAGGTGCATCATCAGGGACATCAAATGTTACTAAACTATTACCAGGAACACCATTAGCATCGTTGCCAGTAACACCATTAGTATAAGGAGTGTTACCACCACCTATTGCTGGTCCTGTTTGAATTCTAAAAGGATGAGCTCCACCAGCACCAGTACCTACATGATTTGCAGTACCAGTTACATTTGCATAATTAATATGGAAAGGATGTCCTGGAGCATTGACAACAAAGTTTATAGTATCTCCTTCAGTGATAGTAACATTTAAATTGTCTCCACTAACAGCACCAAGTCTATCATTACCTGATAAAGTATAAGCACCAGAACCATTATTAGTTACATTAATAGTATAACTATTACCTCCACTACCTGACTGGACAATAATCTGTCCGTTCATTGGTCCATGATACTCACAATTATAATAATAAGTATTAGCTGAATCACCACTAGCAGTAATCCAAGATACAGTTCCAGTCTCAGAACCCTGTCCAGTTGCAGTGTTTTGACCGTAATTATCAACGCCTGTTAATAATTTAAAAGTATATTTTACACCTCTTATAAGTGTTATATCAGGATCATACTGTGGAACATCACCAATATCTCCACCAGTAAACTTATAATCATCTGCATTATCAGCATCAACAAAATAATCTACCTGCTCTGGACTTCTACTAATAGAAACAGAATGAGTTAATTCATCCTCAACCTGATTCGATGCTGAAACAGAAAGAGTAACTAACTGGGTAGCAGTATACAGTAGGGTGTTGGTTATAGTACCCTTCTGATAAGTCGTTTTTAACGATGCGAGTCTTCCTATCACGGCTCTATGCACTTTTTTTAGTATTTATCTGTGCTAGAATATATACAGTAAAGATTTTAGTATGTATATTCTTACTGGAGCTGATGGATTCATTGGCAAACACTTCAAGAGTTCTCTTGATGGTGTAGTTGAAGTTGACCTAGAAAATTGTCTGGACTTCTTAGATAACTTTAAGAGTTGGGACAAGATAGATATGATCATTCATCAAGGTGCGTTGTCCTCTACAACCAACAAGAACCTTGAGATGGTATACAAATATAATATTGACTTCAGTATTAAATTATTTGAGATAGCAATTAAATATGGTATCCCTGTTAAGTATGCTAGTTCAGCATCTGTCTACGGTAATCAACAAGGCATTATAAATCCCCTGAATTACTACGCATTATCTAAAGCAACAGTAGACTACTGGGTCTTGGATAATATAGAACGCTTTAGATATGTTCAGGGGTTTAGATACTTCAATGTGTATGGATCAGGTGAGCATCATAAAGGAGCGATGGCATCACTAGTCAGTCAGTTCCAATGGCAAGCAGCTACTGGTCAAATACATCCGTTTGAAGGCTCCGATCAAATTCTTCGTGACTATGTGTGGGTAGGGGATCTGGTGAATGTAGTGTTATCGAACACTGCGGGCTCTGGCATATTCGATCTTGGCACAGGATCGCCAACAGCAATTGGCACTGTAGCTCAACTAGTTTCAGCAAAAACGCAGTCGAAATTGATTCCAATCCCATTTCCTCCTCATCTTAAGGGTAAGTACCAATATTATACCAAAGCTGACATGAGTTGGTTGAAAGATTATAATTTCTTAACAATTGAAGACTATCTTAATCGCCAGGTATAAGTCTGTGTGAATCCTCATCAAAATGTTCAGTAGAAAATTCAAATAATTCTGAGTCTTCTAGTGCAAGCATCTGATGTCTAGTTCCTCTACAACAATGAAAACTATCACCAGGTTCTAGCAACATAGTCTTTGCAGAATCTCTATCATTATCAGAACTATAAAACAATTCGATCCTTCCTGACTGTAGGTAGAAGGTCTCATCTTTTAGTATGTGATAATGCCATGAGCACCTGTGGTTTTTCTTAATAAACAATAGCTTACCACAATACTCATCAGAGTTAGCGATCCATTTCTCGTAACCCCAACCTTTATCTACAAATTTAGGTTGTTTCTTTTTCATTTAAAAAAATCCTCATCTTTTACACCTTTGTCATCAATAAACAAATCAGCATGGGGTTTACCGAAGATTAACTCATGGTATTTACACCCCCATATATCTAGCTGCATTTTAGTCAGAGGTTCTACAATCTCTTTCGCTTTTGCTTTCGCTTCTTCATTAGAAAGATGTTTATTTCTTCCCATTGCACGAGCAGTCATGTACATAATGTAATGTCCTTCATCATATAACTTATTAATCTTTTCTATCCTATCCTTTTTAGGAGTAGCACCTTCATACTGACATGCATTACATGTACCAGGTGTACAGATAGTACCATCAATATCAAAGCAGTATCTTTTAAACACTTTTGTGGTGGTAGGGTAAGGATCCAACGAAGATTGAGTTGTCTGCATAACCTTTCTTGTGTTTGTTTTTATTTTCTTTTCTATAAACCATTTTAGCATGTTCTGGAAGATAAAGGTAGTCCACTGCAGAATTGTCTATAATATACAAAACATCCTTAATAGTTTCTGCCATAGTATCACCAGAAAGATTCAATGAAGTATTGAATAGCATAGGGACACCAGTTCTATTATAGAATTCTTTAATTATATTATAGTAATTCTCATTCTGTTCTTTAGTAACAGTTTGTATCCTACATGTACCATCAACATGAATAACACCAGGTATAATATCTCTCTTATCTTCTAAGACATCAACTGCATACATCATGTAAGGTGTCTCTTCCATGCCACGAAGATCAAACCATTCATGTACATACTCTGCTAAAACAGTAGCAGCAAATGGTCTAAAGAACTCTCTTAATTTAATTTTATTAACTTGTACTCTAGCATCAGGTATAGTTGGATCAAACAACAGAGATCTATTACCTAAAGCTCTTGGTCCTTGCTCTGATCTTCCTTGAAATAATGCTACTGCATTTCCTTTCTGGATTACATCTACAACATCAGAAACCTCTGCAGAATATGAATCAGATGGTGCATAGTATTCTCTAGTTGGTCCCAGATACAAACTCTTCAATGGTTTTATATCATATGATTGAGAGATAGAATAATGATTATACAATGCCATACCAACAGCAGTTCCTGCATCGGTAGAGATAGGTTCAACATATAATTTATATCCTTCTGGTAAATGTTTAAGATACTCATAGTTAGCAACACAATTTAAAGCACACCCACCAGACAAAACAATATTCTTAGAGTCACCCAACTCTATTGCTTTCTTAATAAGATTAATCATATAAGATTCAAAATCCTTTTGTAATCTGTAAGCAAGATTACAAAGATACTGAAACTTTTTCCTAGGATCTTTTATACTTCTAAAGACAGGTACTTTCTTAACATAATCATATGGTATAAACTCTGCCCCACAACTACCTCGTTCCCACATACTCTCATCAATCTCACCATCAATAACAAATGGTTTAATGTTTGGATCTTCTTCACCCCAAGGAGCAAGACCCATCAAAGTTCCACACCCAAGGTGTCCCCACCCAAAGTAATTAGCAATACCAGAATAAACCATACCAATACCAGTGGTAGGTTCTGGACAAGTCGGTGGTTTAATTGCTTCCTTAGGAAACTTATTAGCTAGAGTATACCAAGGAACAACTTTCTTATGAACAGTCTCAAAGTTACAAGGATATGATGCTTTGTATATTGTTTCAACTTCATGAGAACAATCATCAACATGAGCACCTGCACCATCAACAATGACACATGTTGCATCTTTAAATCCAGAGTTATAAAATCCAATAGCAGCATGATATAAATGATGCTCACTACTAAGATTATTAAATAAAGCTCTCTCAGATTTAGATGCTTTATGAACTAACTGGACACAGGTATCAATAGTTTCATCAACTTTACGATAAGAAATCCCAGACTTTTTAGATTTAATATCTTCATCAGAATGAAGTAAACCTGCACCTAATACAAGTGCTACATTGGGATCAATAAATTTAGCAACTTCACATAAAGATAAGAAAGGTTGGTTGTCATGTTTCTTATGACTCAACCTCTCTTCTTCTAATACTAAATCAAGTACACCATCCTTCACATAAGCAACAGATGCATTATGTGTAGCATTAAATGCTAAGATACTATTTGCTGAGAATTCCATCAACATCTTCCATTGTCAAAGTATATGTACCAGGATTTTGTACTGCAATAGCTGCACATCTATTAGCAAAATTAATAGACTCTCTCATGTCAGGTAATTGTATGTAATAGAATACTAATGCTGCTAAGAATGTATCACCTGCACCACTTACATCAAACACTCTAGTAATAGGTACAGGAAATGTTTGATGATCCCATAATGCACCATTAGGTCCATTAGTTACAATCATATTCTTACCATTAGGTATATGATTAGGATCTAACAACTCAAACTCTTTCTTATTAATTTTATATACAACATTATTATATTGTGTTGGTAATTTTTTCTTCTTAGTGTCAACAAATATTTTAATACCTGGATTCTTAGGTGCTATTATATCAATCAAATTATTATCAACAAATCCTTTATCATAATCAGATATAACAACAGCATCATACTCCAGATGCATTGCTGCCATTCTAAGTTCTGCCTCACGCAAAGGTTTTACAACAGGTTCATTATCAAGACGCATCACCTGATAGTTAGACTTCTCATCAATATATCTTGTCTTAGTAATAGATTCTTTATTAGTAAGGAAGTTTACATTGATACCAAGAGACTTTAAATTCTCATTAACATTCGCTGCCATACCAGGAGCACTTTGAGTCTCCCTATATTTCATAACAGGTACAGGTGCTTCAGGACTTAGACGACTACATGAACCATAAGCCCATACATCAGTACAACTATCCCCTATCAATAATACATTGTATTGTCTTTGAAGTTGCATACTTTTCAATCCTATCGTAGAATTTTAATTCAGCGGCCCAATAAGAACCAATAACTGATTTGTGTTTCCAATCAGAACCAACCACCATTATATCAGGTTTGATCTCTTTTACCAATTCCTCAAGAGATTCATCACTATCAAAGTACCTAACCTCATCAACTGCTTGCAAAGCAACCAACATCAATCCCCTATCCTCTTGATTATATATTGGTCTGGTTGGTCCTTTCTTCTCCCTCACTCTATCGTCAGTATCAATACCAACTACAACATAATCTCCAAGAGATTTTGCCCAGTTAAGTAATGATACATGACCAACATGAAGGAGATCAAATGTTCCATTAACAAAAACCTTAGTCATTTTTAATCGTAACTAGCTTACCAAATTCAGGAAGATACAAGTACTCAATATCAGAATTAGAAAGAGTGCGTAATGCATCATCGAGAGTTTCAACCAGAGGTTCTCCACCCAAATTAAAGGAAGTATTAAAGATGATAGGGCAACCAGTTTGTTTAAAGAATTCATTGATGAGTTTGTAGTAGTTCTCATTTTGTTCCTCAGTTACTGTTTGTATTCTACATGTCCCGTCAACATGTATGATAGAAGGTATCTTTTCTTCAACACCTTCTTGACACTTAACAGCATACATCATGTAAGGAGTGTCTTCCATGTCAACTAAATCAAACCACTCATGTACATGCTCTGCCAAAATAGAACCTGCAAATGGTCTGAAGTATTCACGATGCTTAACCTTGTTAACAATATCTTTTCCTTTAGGATCACGAGGATCATATAGAATAGATCTGTTACCAAGAGCACGAGGACCAGACTCAGATCTACCTTGGAATAATGAAACGATATTCTTATTCAAGATAAGATCTACAACATCCTTATCATTAGCATCAGTTATCTCTGCATTATATTTCTCAGCAACTGATTCAACATCATCCAATTTATAATTATAATCTATTCCAAGATACAACCCACTATAATCTTTAACCTCTTCATTCTTACTCACTTTATGATACCAATAAAGAGCAGCACCTAATGCAGTACCAGCATCACTAGAGATAGGTTCAACATATAAATTAATACCTTCATCCTCTAACTGTTGCTTATAATAATAGTTAGCCACACAATTCAATCCATATCCACCAGAAATTACAACATTATTATTAGATGTAGTAGCAACAGCAAGTCTAATCATCTCAACCATCTTCTCCTGAGATGCTGTCTGTACAGCATAAGCCATGTCTCTACGATTCTGTAACCTAGAGAGGTCAGACTGTTCAATGTCTGGTGGTGCTTGCCATGATGAATCAAGACCTTCATTAACAATACCAGAGTTAGGATAGTATGGTATGAATATATTAGGATTCACATGTCTATAATCACCATCACCTTCTGGAGAAAATATTGGTCCCATAGATTCATTAGGTTTACCGTATGGAAATAATCCCATAGTTTTACCTGCTTCTATCCCCCTAAAACCACAGTACATAGTGACTGCTTCATATGCTTTCACAATACCACATGTCTGATCAATAACAATTAAAGATGATCCTTTATCATCAGGATCAATCAAGGAGTTATCAAACTCACCATCCACCTGCCTTACAGTAGGACCATTACCACCAACATGTTTAAAGAGACAACTAATATCAGATGGATAATCACATCCGTATATACTTTCTACCTCCCAAAATGTTTGTTGCTTATTAAAAGATCCAAATCTAAAAGCAGATCCTGCACCATCAACAATAAGAGCAACTGCAGTATCAAATCCAGAACGATAGAATGCTGCAGCAGCATGAAGTTTGTGATGGATAAGACTAAGATCTTTTACCTGAGGATGTTCACCACCATGAAGTATATTCTGATAAGCAACATCCCTATCAATCAATCCAAGTTTTCTAGCCCAACCTGTATAGACATCTTCAATACTATACTCTAGTTCACCAGCAGTCTCTTTAAGATTTTGTGTATGAGCAACCAAAAGAACATCAAGTTGATCCTCTCCAATGTGCTCCTTCATCTTCATCATAGAAGCAAGAGGAGCACCATCATATTTTTGTCTTGTAAGTCTTTCTTCTTCAATAGCAAATTCAATTTTGCCATCCTTTAAAAGACAACACCCTCCATTATGTCCACGGGTGATTGCACCAATCCATTGTGTCATTTACCAAACCCTCTATTAAGTTGTGGAGTATTATCACAGCATTTAGAAGGTTGCTGTTCCTCTTCTAGTTTTAAATTACCAGAGTAAGCCTTAGACTTACCAAGTCTCTTTCTACAACTAGTGATTACTTCTTTAACATTTTCACCACTCATCTTCATACATTCATCGTTCATCATATCCTGATAGTCTTCTGCTGTCAACCTAATAGGTTGAAAGACTCGCTTACCCTTACCAATATCAATGATATCAAAGTTAGGATCATCTGGATATGAAATATTTTCAGGGAATGTAGCACCAATAACAGTAGTTACTGTAGTACCAACAGACTTAGCAATATGTTGTCCAACACTATCACATCCTAAGAAATGATCTGCACACTCAATGATACCTGCCCATACTCTAATGTCTGCCTGTGGCCAAGCACATGGAATCTGATTTGAGTCAGGTGGATCAACAACAAACTGAAACTCAGACATGATGATGACAGCATAATCCTTTCTCAAGTTATTAATTATTTCTACAATTTCTCTTTGATGAAAACTCCTTGAACTCTGATCAATAATATATTCTCCCTGTACCTCTGCACCTCTACCAAAAGGTTGAACAACTATTACCTTATCCTTTTTCGTCTTTGCTTTAACTTGTTCTACAAGATTAATAGCATTGATTGCTTCGGTCTTAGATAATTTAATCTTTGGAACATCAAGTTCTCTGGGTTCATCCAACCCATTGATTTCCATGTCATATGCTTGAGCTATATTACATTTCTGATTATAATAATGCCACCTCCTATAAGGTTCAGGTGTCATACAATCTCTATGTTTTATCTTATCTTCAAATAGATTCTTATGCCAATGATCATATGCAAACTTATCCAGAACAGGATGACCTTTAAAGAAATTCATCCCTCCTTCTGCTACGATAACAAAATCGTCATGGGTTTCAGCATACTTCTCTAGTGCAGGAATAGAAGCAATTACTCTACCAGCACCACCATTAATAAAAAATACTTTAGATCTCATAATAGTTATTCGATAATTTATATAGTCACATAAAAAGAACTTGTGCTATACGATCATGATCGGTAAACATCCTTTCATCCATCCACTGCATGTGCAATGTCTCTGATTCATACACAACGCATCTATTATACACCATTTCCAAACCCAAAACAACCTCCCAACTACCTGAGTCAATAGGATCATCTATCATATCAGGTTCTGGTGTAGTCTGTGACCCATGCCAAGAGTATAAGTTAGTTCCACCTTGACATTCTTCTGGGGTATTTAAATATATCACCACACCAAAATGATTATCAAAGCAATCTTGATGAGGAAATATACTATGATCATAAGAAGATTGATTAAGTATATTAACCATGAAACCTTGTTCTCTCCAATTAGCATCCCAATAATGATAATTGATTGGTCTACGCCACAGAGGTTCTCTAGATATACTAGTAAAAAATGGTTTTAAATTTTGAATTCTTTTATCATATTCAAACACTCTCCATCCTGGGAATGCAGATAAAAGATCAGGGTTCTCCTGAGGACTATATCTTTTAGATGACAATGCATACTCTCGTACCTCATCAGGATTCTTATAGAAATTGTCAATGATTAATGCATTTCTATTTTCCTTACCTATCTTAGATACTAAGGTAATTTCAGGATCATTTATCTCGAACATATATATTCCCCGAAACAGATACTCTCTCTATATTAGGAGTCTTAAATGGTATAACCATATGCTCCAACCAAGAAGGAAATATAAAAATATCTCCTGCCTTTGGTATGTAAAACCTCATAGGTGAAAGCATATCCTTTTCTTCACCATATCTAAAGACAATTGATCCTGGTTTAGGTCCACGATTATTCCACTGATAATATTCTTGTGGTATTTCCTCAGGAACATCCAAATATAATACAAAACTCAGCAATCCAGTATGATTGTGTAGTGGATTAAAATCATTAGCTTTCTGATAGTTTACCCACAACTCTCTAATATCCCAATCAAATGGTTCAAATTTACCACCAGAGTATTCTATAAATGATTTTAAATATGTAATTACCCAAGGAGTTAATACTTCTTGCACCCATTCCCTATCATTATCCTTAAAAGTCCACTCATCTGTCATGATAGCAGCTAACTTATGTGATGAGTTCTGTTTCTCAACACCTCTAACTGTTGCTGCTCTCTTAGATATCTCTTCTATAATAGAAGGAAGTAATTCACTTTGCCATAAATATGGTCCCCAAGTAGCTACTTGATGCTGTATCTCCTTGGGGACAAATTGTTTTTCCATGTTTAAAATCCTATAGGTCAAAAAAATTCTGGGAAAAATTTTCCCAGAATCTTGTAACTAAAAAGTCAATTTTGTTTTAGCTAGGTGCGTTATTTAACTTTGCGTTATCAGTGTTCGGATCTGTTGGCAACAAATCTCCATTGATGTCACCACCAACAGCAGGGATAACTCCAAATGTTTTACCTGCAGCTACTTGATCTGGATCCATTGGCCATACGATCAAGTGTGTAGCAGTACCAATACCTGCCCAATCAGCAGGAAGATCTCTTAATCTCTGACGATATACTTTCCAAGGTGCAATAACTGACTCTGGGGTATCTGGTGCAGCAACTCTACCATCACACTCATCGAGCATTTGATTTCTTGTTGCTCTTACCCAATCCCATCCAAACATTACACCTTCTGTACTAATACCAGTAGGATCACCATCATGATTGAATGCACCGTTCGACCAAGTACTTGTGGCAGTATCATAATAGAATGATCTCTGATCAAATGTCTCTTGGAAGTCATGTGGATCTGCAATAGATGGGTTATCTACATCAGAAGGTCCAACATCAACTATGATTCTAGCACCTGGATATTTCTGTCCCCATAATGCTAAAGCATGAAGAGGATATTTATTACAATCTAACATAACCTGAACACAATCAAGAGGGCAGGGTTTCTCTGCGTCTTTAGAGTCAGGATCAACTGTCCTTTCGCATTGTGCTGGATCAGCACCAACCAACCATTCAGTTAATAACTGTTCTGGTCCTTCATAGGTTGCTATACCAACGGTTGTTGATGATTGTTCTTGTCCTAGCCACTCCGTTGAGCAAGGAAAGATAACTGTCTTAGTAATTTGTGCCATGTTTTGTTCAGGTTTGCTCCCTCATCTGTTATTTATATTATGACCAATAGGTTACCACGACCATTCCACCTTGTCCAAATCCTCCCCAACAGCAGGATCCATCAGTATATGGTGAGTGTCCACCGCCACCAGGGAATAGTGAATGTCCTCTGCAGCATCCTTGTGTTACACCATGAGAGCAGTTGTCCACATTAGCAGTGTCAGCACCTCTACCCCAAGGACCAGATGCACCAGATGACCATGACCATGCTGAACCACGGCAGTACTGATTATTTCTTCTTCCTGGAGATGTTCCTCTGATACCAAAGTCTGCACCGTACCAGCAAGCAGTAGTACCCCAACATCTGCAGCACTGCCAAGTAGAACTACAAGAGTAGCAACCACCAGAGCACTGATGCCAACCCCATGCTCCACCAACAGCACAGAAGTTACTTAAAGTACCACCATTAACATATGATGTACATCCTCGTCTACCACAACATCCATATCCTGTATTAAATCCACAACATGAACACTGACTAGAACCACCAGCACATATAGTATATGCAGTACTTCCAGCAGTAAAGTCTCCTTTGTGTGCAAACTGTGTCTTAACAGCATAAGCACCACCTCCACCACCAGGACCATTGTGACAGCAAGCAGATATACTACCCGATCCACCACCAGCAGTCAGTTCAAACCTAACAGTGAGTGCCTTACCTGGAACCGTCCAGTATAAGCAGCAACCTCCGTTGGCATGATCCCAATAGTTGCTATTACAAATATAGAACTGACAAGTAACAGCAGTTGAGAAACCACTAACCTGCGCTGGTCCTAACGAGTTGGCAGCAACTGCCAACCCTCCATTAATTTGTTTATAACTTTGATAATCAGCCATTGCCTATGCCTTGTGGTGTAATAGTATTTAGAAAAATATAACAAAAAGGGAGTGTACCACTCCCATCAGCAAGAATTAGATGGTGATAATTCTCCATCCTTGTGATCCATCAAAGAAGACCATTTCAAATGCTGCACCTTCAGTTGTGACTGTTAGGTCAGCGTTGTCTCCCATAATTGGATTACCGTTTCTACCAACCGTTAATGAGTTTGAATCAAATGTCTTATGTGAGTCAAAGATTCTTACACTGTCACCCTTAACAGGAGATGCAGGTAAAGTAACTGTGAATGAACCACCAGATGTGTTAGCGAAACACTGTTGCTTGTTAGCTAGAGTAACATTAGATGTTGAAGTTACATTAGCGTAAGCACCTAGAGGCAACCAGTCTGAACCGTTATAGAATTCTAGTCCGTTTGCATCAGTGTCGTAGCGAAGACCACCTTCAAAGAGGTCACCACCAGTAGGTCTACCAGATTGAGGACCACGAGGAGGAACGATGATACCAGAAGTAGCATCCATTCTTGCTCGTGTTAAGAATCCACGAACTGCTTTCTCAGTAGGACATGCAGAGTTAGAGTCTCCACCCATTGTTTCATCAGAGGAGAACTCACTAATAGATTCACCAATCTGACCACCAATAGCACCCAGTTTCAATTCTGTCAAACCAGAAAGGTTGAATGCGGAAGCGTCCAAGGTAGCAGCACCAGTTAACTGGTTAACTGAGAAGTATTCACCAACCCTGAAGTTACCTCCTTGGTCAGTAGATACAAAGTAAATTCTACCAGGTGCGACTATGTTAGTCTCTTGACCTTGAGCAGCACTGTTCTCATCTACATTTGGATAGTTTGTAGTAGTTGTATTACCTGTACCAATCAATAGGAAGTCATGACCTGTTAGACGAATCTTGGAGAACTTACTTCTCATTGCGACTCGCTGATCATCCATACCTATAGTAGGTGAGTTAGCTTTACCAGGTGCGATGTTAATTGTTGCTCTACCATCACCAAGAGTGATAGCTTCAACTGAAGTCTTACCAACACCACCACCACCGATGTATGTATGGATACCTGTAAAGGTTGATGGTACATTCTCAGTAGCACTGTTCTTATCGTTCAATACCTGAACTGAGAAGAATGTATTACCAACTCCAGAAATCTGAAGTGGAATGTCAGCAGCAGGGTCAGTTACCCTTGGGTAAGCAGCAGATCCACCACCACCTACATTACACTCGAAGTGGAGTGATCCAGTTTTAATTCTTATAAAGTCACCAAACTCTAGGTTATGATTAGTAGTCGTAAAGACTGTCATAATACCAGTCTGAGGTGTATACTGTGCGTCGTATACATCTGCCTTAGTTGGTTCCTGATAGTTAGAAGATGTTCTAACAATGTAAGAGTTGCTATCAGAGAATCCCATACCAGTGGTAGAGAATCCAAGAGCATCACCAACAGTTAGAGAGGTTGTTAAACCTGTCAACTCCATCAAGATACCTTTCTGTCCTTGAACAGCATTTGAAGCTGAAGCAATCTTAGACCATGCAGTACCACCTGAACCAACAGAATCAAATTCTATTGCTTCACCAGGTTTGAATACTGTAGTACCAATACCGATTGCACCGTTAGGTGTTACAGTAGGATCGCTTGATGTGTTACCAAATCCAACAAAGTACTTGAAGTAAATTGAGTCACTAGATGACTGGTCGTTAGTTAATGTAGCACGAGCACCTGACTCAGTACCACGAATCGTAGCACCAACAGCAACTGTACCAACTGTATTACCAGGAAGCAACTCCATCTTGTCACCGTAGATCTTACCAGGTCTCGCTACCTCATGGGTAGAGAATCCAACTGCAAGAGCACCGTAAGTACCATAAGAGTTGTTACTTGATAGAGAACGAATCTCTGAACCAGTGTCTGAAATGTAACCGTATGCACAGTAGTAAGTGAAACAGGATACAATCTCAGCAACAGCGTCATCTTCTAAGTAGATTCCGACACCACCTGACATAACATTGGTGAAGGAGTCAAACACCATTGACTTGTAACCCTTACCTTCAGGGTTCTTATGGTGTACACCACCTTCTAAGTAAACACCGATAGCACCACCATGACCAGTACCATCAGTAGTATTGTGACCGAAGCATGTGCAGTCCTTAATATATGCAGATCTCTTAATAACTGACTCATCAGGGTTGAATCTTAGGTAGACACCACATGCAGTAGTACCAACACCAACCTTGTTCTGCATCTTAGCAGTGTTGAATGGATCGTTTACATCGTAATCGAATCCTTCCATACCACGCATCGTGATACCCTGTACAGTTACAGCGTCAGATACGAAGAACATTGTCGAACGACTGTTAGGTGTGACACCATCGTTGGATAATCCTTCAGCAGGTCTAATAGTAGAACCTCTAAGAACATCACCAGCAATACAGAAGTTCTTACCAAGTGTCATTGGTAACTGCTCATCGAATCTACCAGCAGATAGCTTCAAGATAACAGGAGCAGCGTTTGTTACTGTACCACCAGACACATAGGTGTGTTCATAGGTTGAGACACCAACCATTGCACTGAATGTATTACTATCAATAACTTCTTCAACACCGAAGAAGAAGTCTCCAGTCTTACCATTCGGGAAGACAGATGATGGACCTAAACCAGAGTCACAAGTGAACGCTAGTCCAACTAACTTAACTTCCTGTCCTGCATATAATCCATGACCAGCAGCAGTGATAGTACAAATACCAGTAGGACCATCATAGATAGCACCAGTTATATCATACTTTGGATTAGTTGATGTTGTTGCATAAGCAATAGTTTTAAATGCAGCATCAGGAGACTCACCAGAGTTAGTGTCTTGTCCCAACTCAGGGTCAACATAATATGTCTTAGTTAATTTACCAGTATATTGCCACTCAGCTTCGTTAGTATTACCTGCCTTCAAGAATGTACCAGCAGTACCAATACCAAGTCTTGTTGGACCAGTTGCATTCCTAGTTAATAGGTCACCCTTAGTTGTTAAGAGTGCTGCACTATCTCCAATAGCAAATGCTTGCCAGCAGTTGACTGATGTTCCAGGTTCTACATTAATATTGGTAGAAGCAACTGAAATGTATGCTGAAGATTGATACTCAGCGATGTCACCAATCTCATAGACTGTTGTAGTGGTGTAAGCACCAGTCCAACTAAATCCTCTATTTAATAATGCCCAACCATTAACACCACTATCAATTGTAGTGCTACCGATACCAGTTGGTCTATTATTAGGTTCAATCTTTAATATGTCAGCTTGATAGGTGTTACCACCAAATCTTACAATCTGACCTTTAGAATATGCATTACCTGATGCCCAAGCATCTTGTCCACCTGTACCTATACCAAGGTTAAGGAATGACCAATCATCCTCACTCTCGTTAGGCTGCTTAACTCTGGGGTTAGAACTTATAGCAACATAAGTAGACCCTTTCCACTCAACAATATCTCCTCTCTGATATCTTTCAGAAGCAATGTATGCTCCTTTATTCTCATACCCTGCAGAAATAGGGCTAAAGTTTTGCTCTGGTGGGAAGAATGCATCCGAACCAGCGACCTGACCATCTACACTTACTATCCAATCAGTAGGTGTCTCGAAGGAAGCAGTACAACGATATTCCCTTGGACCAAAGGTAACAACATCGTTAACACCATAGTATGTCGAAGTACTAAATGCTCCTCTAAAATTAAGACCTTCTTGGAATAGCTTCCAATTAGCAGGTAGATCTACACCTTCAAAAGAACTTGATAAACCAGATGAAGTGTGCTGGTTTGTACAGATGTACATGTTACCGCCTTCTTTGACGATATCATCTACAACATATGCAGTTGAAGCAGTCCAGTCTCCTTTGGATTCAAAACCACCTGTATGAAGTTGCCAATTGGCAGCATCAAGAGTAAAATTAGCCGCTAGGGCTTGTGAGGTATGGTTACCTACGCAGACATATGAGTTCGCTCCAAACCTTACAAGGTCGTCGATGACATATGCAGTGGATGCTGTCCACTCATTACGCCAATTGAACTTCAGTCTACCAAGTCTAAATTCTGCCATTGTTTGAGATCTCTATACAGGTCCAGAGTATGTGTGGGATCCATTGACTTGAAGGACTAAGTATCCATCAGTGTCTAGGAAATAATTTATGTTACGCCTATCGTAACGAATCTGTTGATATTTATCCATCGGATGATTACTCTTGGATTTTTGTTCCGTGGTTTCTTCCACATAATCCTCGTAATCTCCAAAGCCTTCTACTTGAGTACCATCTAATCTAAATGGTTCAAAAGTTTCAGTTGTTGATGCAGTACTCACCTTAGTAAGATGTAGCATATCATCTGCGTCTCTCCTCAAAGCATACACATAGTATCCTTTCGAGTCCTTCGGTTGGAAGTGTGAGTTACTTAGTGAGAGTGCCATCAGCTAACAATGCTCCAATAAGATCCGTTCCATAAAAGCATAACAGTAATCGTAGAAACATCTAAAATTAGAGGGGGATCCTCTATATTTCCGATTGCATCACGAAATTTATTCACAGAGTCAGTTATAATAACATTATTTATGTGCCATGTGTTTGCTGCATCATGGAGTTCGATACTATCTCCTACCGATAATCCAACGGTGGGCATCGAGAAAGTTAATTCTGCGGAAGATGTATCAATAACATATCTTTTATTAACAACGAAAGCAGCATTAGCATTCTGATAATTCCAAACTGGAACAGCACCAGTAGCAGCAGATGCAACCGTCTCAATGTTATTACCATTTCTAATGTAGATCTTTTGGTCTACAATATTAATCGCCATCTCTCCGTCTTGGAGATCGGACAGACCTGGAATCTGTCCGATGGTAGTACTTCGTTTTGGCTTAATTGCGGTAGGCATTATCTAGGCACAGACGCTTCTAAGTTATTTATCGCCAAGCTATGTTAAAAGAAATTGAAATTCTAGTTCTATCAGTCTGATTCTGTTGAACCATGTGCGGTAGATGTGCTGGAAATATACACATCTGTCCTTCATGTGGTTCAAATCCATCATGAGTGCGCTTCTCAAGCATAGATCTACCAAAGACATCATAACATTCAAATTTAATTTCACTATCTTCTACAGTCTGTACCCAAAAAACTCCTGCAATTAAACATCCTGGATGAACATGAGTAACATTATAACAATTTTTATAATTAAAATTAAACCACATATTATCTAAAGACAACTGTTCAGCTTTGGGTAAAGCCAACTCATCATGTAAATATTCTTCCACCGTAATCATAATTTGCTCAGTTATCCTATTCAGAAAAGGAGCAAATGATTCTTCTAAGTAAAAATTATCTGGACTCTGATACCCACCTACATTACTTTTATCCTCTGTCTCATGACTATCCTTATACTTATCCAACCAATTAATAAGATCCTCTTTCCAAGATGGAAAAGTTTTATCCTCTGATATTAATATCTTGGTAGGGAATAACCATTCAGGTGGATATAATTTAATAGTCATTTGTAACTAAACAAAAAGTCATCCACGAATGACTCCGACTTATCCTTACCAAACTTTGCTGTTAGATATCCTCTAACAGGATCAAGCTCCGTCATGTAAGTATCAAAGTCATGATACACAGTAGTATCTTCTCCTTCTGGTTTATTATCATCTATCATCTCTCTATACTTTGACAGATAATATTTAAAGGTGGGTAAGTATGTATTAACTCCATCAGGTTTACAGTATCTTACAAATATATTCTCAGAGAAATGATTACCCATCTCAAAAAATCTATACTCACCAGTATCCTTTGGTAAAGTATCAACAGAGAACAAATACTTCTCTCTTGGATGTTGAAAATCAAATACAATAATAACTTTCTTCTCACTGAACTTCATTAAGTCCATACCAAAGCAAGGAAGATCAGCACCTGTCTTAGGATACAAGATATTATTATAGATATCAGATCTAGGATCCATAATAAGTGCTTCTCTTGCCTTAAGAAAATGAGGACCAGTACGAATGTCTGCCTTTAGAGTAGCACCCTTTGCTTCCCATTTTGCCCACTCTTCCTTTACTTCTAGTTCAGGAAAGGTATCATAGAGAGCATCAATATATCCTTGCCAAATAGTCATAACAAATCCCCCATTTTTTTGCGTTCAGTAACTAAGTGTCTGTAATCTTCATCAGGCATTCTATTTACATAGTAACCTTGATCTTCTAACATCATAGAACCTCTAATAGTATCACTAAGATGTTGGATTAATACTATAGAATATATGGGACTGTGACCATAGGTTTGTGATCCCCACAACAACCAGATATCTTTCTTCTGCACACTCATTAAACTATTTAAAGCATCAATAGCTCCTGACATCCATTCACTACTAATAAGAGAAGGATCATACAACGATGCAACAACAACAATATCATTATCCTTACGGTCAAAGGTTTCTAATTCATTACCAACCACAGACCAAAAATCATATGTCTCATTGTAATCATAGATTTTACATACCTTTATCCTATTCTTATCCCATGCTGACTTAGCAAAAGGACAAGTTCCACCAGTATATCCACCATCATTCTTGGTGTCTGGTTTTTGTAACTCATCTATCCACTTGGATAGGTAAGCATCAAAGTCATCTAATGGGTGCATTTAAAATACCATCTCGAATTGATCTAGCTGAAGGATTAGCATCGCATAATTTCTGCATCCAAATCCTTTCTTCTAAAGTAACCTCTATACCATCTGTAGTTATCATGCGACAACAAATGTCAGTTAGTTCTAGTCTGTAGTTAGTACTTAACATAGCGTTCATAAAGAGCGAAGTATCCACGAAGATAAGGTTCTTCATTACTATAGAAAAATGTATCCTTTAATAAGGAACAATCATATCCTATATCATAATAAAGATCATCCAATTCAGACTCCTTAAAACGATAAGGAGCATCGGGTTGATCAAAGAAAGGACTACATCTAATTTCATAAGGACTTAAAACTTTTAAAAGAATAACACTTTCATCATGAGTGATGCGATCAATCATATCAAAGTATCTTTCTCGTCTTTCATCTCGAATTAGATTGTGTATAAGTCCTCTGTCTATAACAAAGTCATACTTTTTATTCAACTTAGAATTTAGAGCATCATCAATAATAAAATTACCAATAAAATACTCCAAAGTATTTTGAATGTCCGTTCCCGTAACATTAAAACCTAATTGTTCTAAGTGATAGCATAAGGATCCATTACCACAACCAAGTTCTATTATAGAATAGTCCTTCTTGTTTGTAAATTTTTCAAAGAATTGTTTATAATCCTTATCAAATCCGTGGTAATCATATACATTCATATTTAAAATGCATTAAGTACCAGAGGTAAAAGATAATGTTCTGCCTGTTGAATTGCTCGTTGCAATGATTCAACAGTATCACCAGGAAGAATAGGTACTTCTTGTTGCTTTATTATAGCACCTGAGTCAAGGTACTCATTGACAAAATGAACTGTACATCCCGTCTCAGTTTCACCTGCTTTCATTGCTTGCTCTATAGCATGTAACCCCTTATACTTAGGCAACAAAGAAGGGTGAAGATTTATAATTCTTCCTGCAAACTCATCACAAAATTTCTTAGAAACAATTTTCATCCAACCTGCCATGACAATCATGTCTACTTGATATGCATTCATTAATGTAATGATATCATCTTCATCCTTACAATAACATGAAGGAATGTCTAATCGCTCTGCTCTCTTAGCAGCTTTAGCTTTCTTTTTATTGTACACCATGAGTACAACTTCGTGCTTCGGACATGAATGAACTATGTTCTCGAAGTTTGTTCCGTTGCCAGAACACATGACTCCTAATCTCATTAGTAATGATCCTCCAATCCTTCTACGGGTGTGGGTTTCCAATCCTTACCATAATATTTCTCTAATATATTATGATGTGGAGCACGATCAAGTTGCTCTTGTGTGAAAGTAATCTTCTTAGGAGGTGGTGGTGGGAACAACTCTAGTTGTATACCATGTGCCTCCCAGAACCATTCTTCTGGATCTTCTCCTTTGATATGAGAGAAGCCATAAAAAGAACCATCATCTCTTTGATAAAGCATATGATGGTCGTGAGGATTAAGTAACAACATTTTAGATAATTTATCTGTTGGTTTGTAACCTATCTCCTCTTTAGTTAGTTTATTCAACTGGATACTCCCGACCTTCTAGATCGAAATAAGATTGTGGTGGAGGTTCAGGGTCATCATATGCTCCT